TTATGACATTGGTTGGACTGACTGGCGCTCAATGTACGGTACTCCCGGCGTCTAAACCCAAGTGGGGGCTTCGGCCCCTACGTATTAAGGAGAAAAGACAATGGCATACAACAATGCAGTAACTAACTCGGCAGGTCAGCTGTCCGCAATCACCACAACGATTGCGTACACAGACACAGCTGCAGTCATTATTGGTACTATTCCTGCAGGTTCGCAAATCATCGACATCAATATTGATGTTACGACTGCGTTTAATGCGGCTGGAACTGATACTGTGACTGTTGGCAAGACTGGATCTGCCGCAGCCTATGTCACTTCTACTTCTGTTGCTTCAGCAGGTCGCATATCAGTGGCAACCACTGGTGTGTACAGCGCTTGGGCTAACGTGGGTACAAGTGATGTTGACTACGCAACGGTAACGTTTACACAAACTGGAACTGCAGCTACTGCAGGTGCGGCTCGTGTGACTATCGTTTACAAAGCTTTTGCTTAAAGGAGTATCATCATGGGACAGTTTAAACCAATGCCTAAGATGATGACCACTGAGCCTTCAGTTGAACTGAAGCTTAAAAAGGGCGGCACAGTGAAGAAAGCAGCTGGAGGAATTATTCCTGAAAGCGCTTCTGCACGTGGCGCACCTATGGCTGCTCGCCGCGGTATGGCTCCTGCCATGCCTAAGCGCGGTATCGGTATGGGTGGCATCCCCACTCGTATGGAAACCGGCCCAATGCCTATGGCCCGTAAAAAGGGTGGCGAGGTAGAGTCTCCTAAGATGCATAAAGCTGAGATGTCAGCTATTAAAGGCATTAAGGGCGATCTTAAAGCTCATGCTGACAAGTCTGCTTCCAAGGCGCATAAAGGTCTGAAAACTGGCGGTGTTATTGAAAAATACGCTACCGGCGGTGTTATTCAGAAATTTAAGTCTGGCGGTAAGATGAAGAAAGCCTACGGCGGCTCTTGCTAATCAAGGTCGGGGCTTCGGCCCCTTCCTTTTAAGGATTTTATATGAGCACTTTAACAAATGTATTTTCGGAACACAATGATGCAACTGGCGTCATTTACGCTGGCGCGGCAAACCTTGCTGGTTATCAACTAGCACCCGGTGGCACTGCTGGTGAAATCATCTTCCGTGATGGTGGTGCAGGTGGAACTGAGCGATTGCGTCTAAACATTCCTGCCACCCCATTAACCCCAATCTCGACGCTGATCCCCGGCAACGGTATTCGCTTTAACACAAACATCCACGTCACGTTGCCTACCAACGCGGCAATAACTATTTTCTGCGGCTAATCATGCCTCTAATTAAAAGCAAATCTGATAAAGCTTTTAAGAAGAACATCTCAGCCGAGGTGAAAGCTGGCAAGCCTGTAAAGCAGGCTGTTGCCATTGCGTACTCGGTAAAACGAGGCGCGCAAAAGATGAAAGATGGCGGTGACCCTAGGCTGTCGGTCTCACGTGGTGAGAAGCTACCTACAAGTCAGGGCGCAGGATTGACGCAAAAAGGTCGTGATAAGTTTAATAGGGCAACTGGCTCTAACCTTAAAGCACCTGCACCGCACCCAAAAACAAAAGCCGATGCTGGAAGAAAAGCATCGTTTTGCGCTAGGATGTCTGGCATGCCCGGGCCTAAGCGTGATGAAAAAGGCGAGCTTACAAGAAAAGCCGCATCTCTTAAACGTTGGAATTGTCCTGGGTGGTAATGTATGAGCACTAGCGGAACAGTTGGCCAAACAACAATCACGGTTCAGAATCTGATTGATCATGGCGCGCGTCGTGCTGGAAAGCTGGCTGAAGAATTAACGGTAGAACAAGTAGCATCGGCTAAAGATAGCCTATACTATGTGCTGTCCAATCTTGCCAATCGCGGCATTCAGTATTGGTGCATTGACAAGACTGTTATTGGTCTTAACCCTGATAAGTACGTGTATTACTTGCCAGTTGGCACTGTGGACGTGCTAAACTCTAACTACAGAACAGTTACGGCTAACAACAACGGGGCGAATAGCTCTTCAGGCAATGCAGCCAATGCTTTTGATGGCCAGTACACCAATATTTGTCAATTAACCAACAATACGGGTTACATTGGCATCAACAATGGGTCTGGAAATGACATCTACATGGGGACCGTGGGTATACTACCAGCAATAACTGGCTCAGTGACCATCTCAATTCAGTCTTCTACCAATGGAACCACTTGGACGACGGTTTATAGCCCTGGGGCAGTTACTTGGACTGCTGGCACGTGGCTTTACTACGACTTGGAGCCTTCTGCAAGCACGCCATATTGGAGAATCTTGCAAACAGCAGGCGCCAACATGGGCGTCTATCAAGTTGTGTTTGGGTCAAACGCCACGGAAATTCCACTGGCTCGTTTGAATCGTGATGACTACACCAACTTGCCAAATAAGAACTTCACAAGCCTTTACCCGCTGCAATTTTGGTTTGATCGCAACATTCCCCAGCCTGCAATGTACTTGTGGCCTGCGCCTTCATCATTTGCGCCACAGCTCGTGGTCTGGAGACATCGCCAGATTCAGGATGTAGGTGACTTATCAGGTGAGATCGAAATTCCTCAGCGATGGTATCTTGCCGTTCAGAACATGCTTGCTCACCAAATGGCTATGGAACTGCCTACGGTCCCGGGTGAGCGTATTCAGTACCTTGAAGGTCAAGCTGAAAAGTATTGGAATATTGCGGAGCAGGAAGAAAGAGATAAATCTCCTATTTACTGGGCTCCGAATATTAGTTACTATACAAGGTAAGTATGCCACGTACGCTTGATACTCTTGGCAATGCTGTATTAAGTATTGCAATTTGTGACAGATGTCACATGAAGAGAGCGTATGTTGAACTGATGCCCGACGGTAATAACCCGGGATTAAAAGTCTGTGACCAAGGTTGCAGAGATCAGTTTGACCCATATCGCTTACCTGCGCGGCAGCCTGAAAAGATTGCACTTAGATTTCCAAGGCCCGATGTCAACATAGCTGCAGATCAAGACTCGTTGATCACTGGGCCTTATAATACGTATAACATCTCTCCGGAGCAGAATACTGATGATCCAGAGACTAATGGCAACCTTGATAACCTGAGTCCGTAATATGGCCAATATACAAATTACGCAATTGCCAACAGCAGGTAGCATTACAGGCACCGAGGCAGTGCCTATTGTGCAAAACGGCGTTACGGTTCAGACAACGACAGGCGCTATTTCAGCATCTCCAAGTCAGCCGTACCAGTATCTAACTGTTGTTCAAACACCGCAACTAGCAAATAGCCGCGCCTTATCAGGCGGCACAGGCGTAGGCTTAGTTGATGGCGGTGCGCAGTCTACGTTGCAAATAAGATTGAATGGCGCGTCCGGTAGTTTAGAAGCATCCGGTAATGGCATCATTGCAAAGACAGGTAGCACTACGGTAACGCCTAGAACGTTGTCAACAACAGGTAATGGTATCTCTGTCACTGATGGCAATGGCGTATCTGGCAATCCTACATTCCAATTAACTGGCATTGCTGCTGCGATTGCAAATGCATCAGGCACAGGTATGCTGGCGATTGTTGGTGGTTCCACCATAGCAGGCCGCCAAATTACTGGCACAGCAGATCAGATTGATGTTACAAATGGCAACGGCGCAGGTAATCCAACATTAAGCATCTCAAGCAATCCTGTATTGCCCGGAACTGAAAGCGTAACGATACCTGCAGGCACTACGGCGCAACGACCTTCGCCTGCAACAAACGGTGATATTCGTTATAACACCAGCTTACAACGCTTTGAAGCGTATGTTAACGGCGGGTGGCAAACTGTTGGTAGCGGCGACGGCACCATATCTTCTGTTGCAGGCACGCTAGGGCAAATAACTGTTGCTAACGGCTCAACAGCGCCACAAGTTAGCATTTACGAAAACCCAACACTGCCCGGAACGCAATACGTTAAGCTCCCTGCAGGTACCACAGCAACACGCCCTGATACGCCTGCCAATGGCATGCTGCGATACAGCACAACGTTTGCGTTGTTTGAAGGCTACATCAATGGCAGTTGGCAAACTATTGCTGCAGGCTCAGGCGTAACGTCTGTTGCAACTGGCACCGGCTTAACGGGTGGGCCTATCACGGCAACAGGCACTATTTCAATTGCCAATACTACTGTAACTGCTGGCACGTATGGGTCAACATCACAAGTCCCAAGCTACACGGTTAATGCGCAAGGTCAGATAACTGCAGCAGCAAACCTTACAATCTCCCCTACTGCCATTGGCGCTGTAACTGCTGTATCTGGAACAGCTAATGAAATTGACTCTACTGGCGGTCAAACTCCAGTTTTGTCATTACCATCTGCGTTGACATTCACTAGTAAGACTATTACTGGTGGCGCGTTCAACATGGCTTCTGCCCAAGTTGTATCAGATACGGTAACCACCAATACTGCGGCGCAAACGCTGACTAACAAGACAATCAACGCGTCTAACAATACTCTGTCAAACATTGCCAACGCGTCGTTGGTAAATAGCTCTTTGACTGTTGGAACAACAAATATTGCGTTAGGCGCAACATCTTTAACTTTAGGCGGGCTAACCTCTGTTGCTGTTACGCAAGACCCAACAACGGCATTGCAATTGGCTACCAAGCAATATGTAGATGCCGCGGCATCAACTGCGTTAACATTTCATGAAGCTGTGCAAGCTGCAACTACTGCAAGCCTTGCTTCTACTACTGGCGGTACGGTCACCTACAACAACGGTGCGGCTGGCGTTGGGGCGACCATCACTTTGTCTGTTGCGTTGACTGTTTTGGATGGCTACACACTACTCAATACAAATCGCGTTTTGGTCAAGAACGAGGTCAACCAAGCTTACAACGGCGTTTACACATGGGCAACTGGCGGAACAGTTTTGACTCGTGCCACAGACGCTGACACTTACGGCTCTGGTGCAAACCAACTTAGTCTTAACGACTACTTCTTTGTACAAAATGGTACTGTTAATAGAGGCGTTGCATATGTTTTAAGCGCCCCTGCAGGTACTATTACATTTGGCACTTCTAATATTCAATTTTCAGAATTTAGCAGTTCACAGATTTATACGGGTACATCGCCAATCAATGTTACTAGTACAGTAATTTCATTGACAACCGTACCTGTCAATCTTGGCGGCACAAACATTACGTCATATACTGCCGGTGATTTGCTATATGCCACTGGCTCTACAACACTGACAAAGTTACCAATTGGGACTTCTGGGCAAGTTTTAAAGTCAACTGGAACGTTACCCGCTTGGCAATTAAACCCCACGTATTTGCCTATTGTTTTGCATGATGCGTCAACGGTGCAGCTCCCTGTTGCAAGTGGCTACTTGCCGGTTTTGTTGAATAATGGCGTGACCATAGTTAATGTGGCTTTATTTTGAGGAATAAAAAATGACGGCACGATACCCACTCGTAATCGACGGTGTCCAAATTGAAGAGATTCAAGTTGGTGATACCTATAACTTGTCGCAAGGTGCAAGCCTTCCGTTGACCACCGGCGTTTCTGGTGTTTTGCCAGTTGCAAACGGCGGAACTAATTTGTCGTCGTATACTGCAAATGGAGTACTATTTGCTTCAAGTACTAGCGTACTGGCGCAGTCCGCAAACTTAGCGTTTAATTCATCAACAAGCGTGCTGACCGTTGGTACAGGCACAACTGGCGGTATCTCAGGAGGAACCTTCTAATGGCGGCAATAAATTTCACCCCAATCTCGTTGTATTACACAACAACGGCAGCGGCAGTCCCGTCTGCTGGCAATCTTGTTAGCGGCGAGTTAGCGCTTAACATTACAGATGAAAAACTGTACTTTAAGAATGCTGCTGGAACTGTAAAGCTGCTAGCATCAAACGCTGCCACAGCAGCTGGTGTTGACTCTTTTTCAGGTGGTACAACTGGTCTTACTCCAAACACCGCAACAACTGGCGCAGTCACTCTTGCTGGCACATTGGCAGTGGCTAATGGTGGGACAGGAGTCACAACTAGCACAGGCTCTGGAAATAATGTTCTTTCCACAAGCCCCACGCTTGTCACCCCAGTTCTTGGTACACCGTCATCGGTCACTTTGACCAATGGAACTGGCCTGCCTTTGACGACTGGCGTGACTGGAGTTCTGCCAACTGCAAACGGCGGCACAAACCTTTCATCGTTCACATCAGGTGGTGTGGTGTACGCCTCATCTTCAAGTGCGTTGACCACTGGGTCTGCCGTTACTTATTCTGCTGGCACTTTTAGCCTTAGTGTAGCGAGTGCTTTCTATAAAGCCGATGTACCTTTTGGTAGCGCATCTTATCTTGGTGACGGCGTAAGTTTAGTCTCTGGCGCAGGTGCTACTGACTCGGCTTTAAGGTTCGATGGCACAAATCTTTTAATTGCTTACTCTAATACCGAAAGAGTGCGAGTAAATTCCACAGGCGCAGTTGGTTTTGGTGGCGCAAACTACGGCACAGCAGGTCAAGTTCTAACCTCTGGCGGCTCAAGCGCTGTTCCTACATGGACAACTGTGTCTGCTGGTGTTTCTCTTTCAGCCAATAACACATGGACTGGAACTCAGACACTTCAAGGAAGTGAATCCAATCTTGCGACCGTCTTGCAAGATGCGGCAGAAAAAGTATTTATTGTTGCGAGCAACAGCAACACAAACAATACTGGTTACTTTTATGGTGGTTCAGTTACCATCTACACAACTAATAATTCTGCTAATTGGTCACAAAACTTAACTTTTAGTGGCACCACAACTTTGAATTCAGTTCTTTCTGTTGGTCAATCCGTGACAATAGCACTTTTGTCAAAAAATGGTGGTACTGCGTATTACCCAACTGGCCTCAATATTGACTCTGGTGTTGGTAGCACAACCATTTATTGGCAAGGCGGTACAGCGCCATCTTCTGGCAACGCAAATGCGTATGATGTGTACACCTATACCGTCATTAAGACAGCGACCAACACTTACACTGTTCTTGCATCACAAACCAAGTTTGCGTAAGGAGTAAAGATGCCAACGATCATCACAAGTGGTGCGGCCTCTGCAAAAGGCTTTGGATTTGCTGGAAAAACTGGATTCCCAATTTTACCGGGGTACAACGCGAACCTAGATACCATGACGCTGGTTCGCACATACTTCACTGGCGTTGGCCAGCAACTTGGACTAACTTTTAAAAGAGATGGAACCTCTTTTTATACATCAAATTTTAGTACCGGCCTTGTTTACCAGTACAACATGAGTACCGCTTGGAATATTTCTACTGCAAGTTTTTTTACTTCTTTAGACCTTGGGAGAGGTGGATTATCTGATCTGTGGTTCGATGATACTGGCACCATCATGTTCGTTTGGGATAGGTCTACAGAAAATAAAATTCTCAAGTACACACTTGGCACCGCTTGGAATTTAAATTCTTTATCTTTTAATAGCGAAAGTAATTTAACAACTTCAAACCCCGATGGTTTGCGTGTGGCTCCAGACGGTTTAACTTTTATGGTAATGCGTCAAACAGGGTTCATGTACAGTTGGACTTCACCTACTGCAAATAGCGTCACTTCATTGACGCAATTAAATCCAGAAATGGATGTATTTTCTGTTAGCGGCGGTTGGTTATCATCCGTTCTTGGAATGACTTTTGATAATTCTGGTCAATATTTTTACGGGGCTAATTTCAATGATGGCAGAAAAGTTTCTAAAATACGACTCAATGTTCCTTGGCGGGCAGATTTAGGTGGAGTTAGTTTGCAAAATAGCCTTTTACCAAGTGGCCCTGCATATGCAAATCCAGACCAATTTTACCTTGCAGAATCAGCAAACTTTTTGTATTTAGTCGATTATGGTAATAATGGGGCAATTTACCAATATTCAGTTACAAATTTAGGGCCATAAAATGTTATATGCAAAAGTTGATGGGGATAGTTTGTTGATTTTCCCTTATACCCCCCAAAATTTAAAAGATGAAAACAACCAAACAAATTATGACGACAGGTTTGATTTGGTTGGTTGGTACAAGCAAACTGAAGAGGCTTCAAAAACTAGTTATTTGGTTGTTGAGGTAAATTTTCTTGACAAGCCTAATTTTGATGAGCAAACACAATATTTAAAATCAAAATTTCCGCCTCAAAAAATAAATGATGGCTGGTTTATTGGTTGGGATATTGAAGAAAAATCCAACCAAGTAATACTCCCATAAAGGACTTCAAATGATCACACTTCAACTCTCAGTTGACCAAGTCAATGCACTCCTCGCAATCCTTGGAAAGCAACCTTACGAGCAGGTAAGTATGCTGATCGGCGAAATCATCCAACAAGGCGCACCTCAAGCCAAGGCGTTTGAAGAAGCCGCAAAGACTGAGTAGTTATGTGGGACTGGGCTGAAGCATTTATTGCCGCAGCCTGTATTGTGGCCTTTATCATCTTTGGCACGTATATGACTGCATGGAGTGTGGTGTGATAAATGCGTTGGCTTCTTCTGTTACTGCTGTTGGGGCTAGTTGGAGCCGTAGCCAAGAATGGCTGTCATGTGCGCGAGTTCTATGGGATAGCCTACACGGTTCACGATCCAACCCAGCGGCACAAAGAGATGATGGCGTGGCTAGATCAGAACGCAGGTCATTGCAAGTCAACAGAATACGTGGTTATTTGGAACAACCTGTCCGAGTGGGCGGGCACAGCCGATTCCACATGGCTACGTAACAAAGTTGTTCATGGATACAAAGATGCACTTGAGCGTGAAAAGAAGTGATTACGCCCATACACAAGTGGTATCCCATGCTTGGGGTAGCCGACTACCCGACTAAAACGGATGCACTAGAACGCAGAACTGAGCGACTTGAAGAAGAGTACAAACAGGCGCTGAAGATGAAGAAGGTGAAAGATAAGATTGATGATCTTGAGTTTGAGTTGTATGTAAAGAAAGCAGAGCGCAACCAACTTAACCTTGAGATTTTTACCAACCGTAAGCTGGACATATATGTATGACCAAGAAGCCAATACACCAACCGCGGAAGCCTCAGTTAGAAGTGAAAGACAAACTGACGTTGTGGGTAACTTTGATGGTAAGTGCCACCCTGTGCATCTCCGTATTGGCCATGGTAATCAGCTTTATGCTTGGTCTGTGGGCAAAGGAAGTGGACAATGCAGAGATCTTCAAAATGATTTCACCCGCTTTTTCTACTCTTATCGGCGGCATGATTGGGTTCCTGAGTGGTATCAAACTCATGCAAAATGAAGACAAAAAGGACTCTAGATGTTAACCTTGTTATCAACTTTAATCTCGTTTTTGATGGGAGGACTGCCAAAACTGCTTGACTTCTTTCAAGATAGGGCTGACAAGCTGCATGAGTTAGCCTTGGCGCGATTGCAAATTGAACGTGAATTAGAACTACGTAAGGCTGGCTTTGAAGCCATGGAGCGTATTGAGCATATCAGGTCAGAGCAGCTGGCAACTGAAAGCGCCGCTAACACTCAGCAAGTCTTGATTGGCGCGCAACAAGCTGAGATGCAAGCAATCTACGCGCATGATGAAAGCCTGAATGAAGGCACTAGCCGGTGGATGAAGAACCTTCGTGCGTCGGTTAGACCTGTTATTACTTATGGTTTCTTTTTCTTACTCTTGTTTGTTGATGTAGGCCTATTCGCGTATGGCTGGCATCAAGGGGCTACGTTTGTTGAGTTGGCCGAGATGCTTTGGGACTCAGACACTCAAGCTTTATTTGCAAGCATTATTGCATTCCACTTTGGCGGTAGGGCATTCGGGAAATGAATGTCTCTGCCAAAGCCACTGAGATGATCAAGCACCACGAAGGTGTAAGATACAAACCATACCAGTGCCCAGCAAAATTATGGACTATAGGAGTCGGACATGTTCTTTACCCAAATCAAGGCAAAATGCCAATTGATCAAAGAGGCGATTATCAACTTCGCCAAGAAGATAATAGACAGTTTTCCAAAGAAGAAGTAGATGCTATTTTACGAGACGATTTGCAACGATTCGAGCGTGGGGTGCATACTTACTGTCCTGTCCCTCTTACACAAGGCATGTTTGATGGTCTTGTTAGCTTTGCTTTTAACGTGGGTCTTGGAACATTACAGCGTTCAACGCTTCGTCAAAAGGTTCTTCGGGGCGATAAAGAAGGCGCGGCAGAGGAACTCTTAAAATATTGCATGGCTGGTGGAAAAGTCTTAAAAGGATTACAAAAGCGCCGCATTGATGAACGGGCTTTGTTTTTGTCGTGAAAAATAATATATCTTTATTCTTAAGAGGTGATTAAAATGGCATCAAGTAAGCCTGTTTGGGAAAAACAACGGCCAAAATCATTAGGCAAGCCTAAGCCTCTTTCGCCGCAGAAAAAGTCGGCAGCAAAAGCAAGAGCTAAAGCCGCAGGCAGACCTTATCCTAATTTGGTTGACAATATGGCAATGGCTAGGAAGCGGAGCAAGTAAGCATGACAACTGCCGCAGTAATGACCTATGACTCCTTGGTGGAGAACATCCAGTCTTATTTGGAGAGGAATGACGCCTCCACCTTGGCAAAGATTCCGCTTTTCATTATGTTGGCAGAGCAAATCATTGCTAGCCAAATTAAGTTCCTTGGCAACTTAACGGTCAATACCAGTGCCATGACTGCGGGTCAAGCAACAATTGATAAACCTGCGCGGTGGCATAAAACAGTTTCCATGAACGTAACTGTAGACGGCAATCGCCAGCCTGTATTGCTTCGTAAGTATGAGTATCTTCGCAATTACTGGCCTGACCCTGCCACAACAGGCACGCCGCTGTATTATTGCGACTATGATTACACACACTGGATGGTAGCACCTACTCCCAGCACAGCCTACAACTTTGAGGTACTCTATTATGAACGAGTGCAGCCTCTGGATTCATCAAACCAAACCAATTGGTTTACTACCTATGCCCCACAAGCTTTGCTCTATGGATCCCTCATGCAGGCCATGCCATTCTTAAAGAATGATGAGCGTATGCCAATGTGGCAGCAAAACTACGAGTTGATCATGCAAACGTTAATGGCTGAAGATAAGCTTCGTATTGCAGATCGTCAAGCCGTAGCCGTCGATAGTTAAGGACTAACATGAGCTATAACTCACCATTTACAGGCAATGTCATTCAGCCAACGGACGTTTCATATCGTGCCGTTACATTAAGCGCAAATACGCAGTTAAACTGGCCAATCAATGGCAATGCCACAGATGATTACGCCGCTCGTATTATGCAGGTTACTGCTACGACTTCTGGTCTTAGCCTGTATATGCCACCTGCAAATCAGGCATCTGTTGGGCAGGATGCGTTGATTCGCAATGTTGGCGCAAACACATTTACAGTTAAAGACTTTGCTGGCACAAACACAATCATTTCAGTTGCTGCAGGTGAGTCTAAGTACATTTACATTACGGCAAACCCAACAACAACGGGCACGTGGGGGACTATTGCCTTTGGCACTGGCACATCTTCAGCCGACGCGGCAACATTGGCAGGTTATGGCTTGGTTGCAAGTGGTACAACCTTAACCCAAAGCCACCCATCGCAGTCAATTGTCACAGGCGGAACATTTGCAGCTGCAGATCGAGCTCAGGCGTTAGTGTGGTCAGGCGGTGCAGGTACTTACGTACTGCCCTCCGCATCTTCTTTAGGCAATAACTGGTTCACGCTATTTAAGAATAATGGTACAGGGTCAATGGTTATCTCAGCCGCTGACAACATTGACGGCGCGTCTACAAAGACTTTTGCGCCTAGCGAGTCTGCGTTCATTGTTTGCACAGGCGCAACTTACATTACCGTTGGCTACGGCGTTAGCTCACAGTTTTTCTATACGTCATTAGTTAAGGCAGTTGTTACTGGTTCGTACACCTTAACCGCAAGTGAAGCCTCCAACACCATTCAAACTTATACTGGCACGCTTACAGGCAATGTCACTGTAGTTTATCCGCCAGTGGTAAATTTATATGTGATTAAGAACTCTACTACGGCAGGCGGTTATACATTTACTGTTGGCACAGGTTTTGGAACGTCTGTAATTATTCCGTCAGGGCAGCAAGTAACTTTGGCGTGTGATGGTACTAACTTTTTTAATGCCAATACATCACAAGCAGGCTCTGTGACAACAGTAACTTTAGGCGACGGTACTGTTGCCGCACCTGCACTAACTTTTGCTAGTGAAACTAGTACAGGTAACTACCGTGCTGGTGCAGGCCAGTTTAACACTGCAATTTTAGGTGTCTTACGGTCTACGCTTTCTGCAACAGGCTTAGCCGTAGTAGGTGTAGGCTCATTTACAGGCGCAGTATCTGGAACAACTGGTACGTTTACCAGCGGCGTTTCTGGTGGAACATTCTAATGACCAAAAAAGTTTTTGCGCTTGACACAAAGCCCGGAATTCAACGGGACGGCACTGTCTTTGACAAAGATTTTTACAACGACGGTAGATGGGTTAGATTTCAACGTGGCCGCCCTCGTAAGATAGGCGGTTATAGACAAATTACAGCAAGTTTGTCAGGCCCATCACGTGGTGTGTATGTTAACCCCCAGCAAAGCTTTAATAACGTATTTAGCGGGCACTCGCAAGGCTTGCAATTGTTGCCTATTGACAACAATGGCGTAGGCTCTGGTATTACCGATATGACGTTGTCAGGGTTTACGTCTAACAACAACAACCTTTGGCAGTTTGATACTTTCTTTGACGGCACAGGCTCAGGCAATAACTTGTTGCTTGCCCACCCCGGCAGAAACCTTACGCTAATTGACAATAACGTCAATACACCAGTGTTAGGTGGTGCAATTACAGGCACAAGCTTAGCACCTATTGGTGTATTTACAGCAGTTGCGGCAACTATTACTAATACGTCAGCCACTATTACGATGGCTGCAGCAAACACACAAATTGGCGCAGGACAGTTAGTAACAGGCACAGGCATTCCAGTTGGCGCAACTGTAGTATCCATTGCAACCACAACGTTGACAATCTCAGCGCCTGCAACAGCTACAGGCTCCAGTATTACATTAACATTTGACAATCAAGTTTCTGTATCTGGTGGCGTGGTGTCCCTGCACCCTTACGTGTTTGTCTATGGCAACGATGGTTTAATTAAGAACTGTTCGGCTGGAAATGTGAATGATTGGGTATCTGCTGATGCCAACGAGGTCTCAGTGGCCACCGGCAAGATTGTCCAAGGGTTACCTGTACGTGGTGGATCAAATGCACCATCGGGCCTCTTTTGGAGTTTGGATTCTTTAATTCGAGTTTCATTTATTGGCGGCACGGGCTCACCTCCGCAGTATTGGAGGTATGACCTTATCACAAGCCAGTCATCTATTCTTTCAAGCCAGTCTGTGATTGAGTATGACGGTGTGTATTACTGGTGCGGTGTTGACCGATTCTTGCTTTACAACGGCGTTGTGAAAGAAATTCCTAATACTTTCAATCAAAACTACTTTTTTGACAACTTAAATTACGCTCAGCGTGAAAAGGTTTGGGTTTCAAAAGTACCGCGATTTGGCGAAATCTGGTGGTTTTACCCCTCAGGCAACGCCACAGAGTGCAATAACGCTGTTATTTACAACACACGTGAAAATGTATGGTACGACGCAGGTTTTGCGCTAGGTTCACAACGATCTGCAGGCTACTTCTCTCAAGTATTCCATTACCCCATTGCAGCGGAGTGGAACCTTAACGCGTCCGGTGGCGTTAATGGCATAACAATTACCAACGCCGGATCTGCGTATACTAATGGTACGTATACCAACCAAGCGTTAACAGGTGGCACTGGTTCAAACGCAACTGCTACAATTGTGGTTGCTGGCGGAATTGTGACGTCGGTTACTATATTTTCCAAAGGTAAAAACTACGTTGTTGGTGACACGCTATCAGCAGCAATCCCTGCCGGCGCAGGATTAGTTATTACTGTCACTGCAACAGTCAATTTTGTATCTTTATGGCAGCATGAGATCGGAACTGACGCTGTGCAAGATACTGCGTCATTAGCCATTGAGTCTTATTTTGAAACTAATGACCTTGGTTGGGTTTCAGGTGGACCTTCACAGCCTAGTCCAGTTGGCGAAAATCGTTGGCTACGTCTAGAACGTGTTGAGCCTGACTTTATTCAAGACGGCGAAATGGAGTTGTATGTTACAGGCAATTCTTTTGCCACGTCTGAAGACGTAATAACAGGGCCTTACGCATTTACGCCTGACACATTGAAGATTGACATGCGTGAACAGCGTCGTGAATTGAGATTAAAGTTTGTGTCTAACGTGGCCGGTGGAGATTACCAACTGGGTAAAGTAATCTTGGACGCCGATATTGGCGATGTGAGACCCTAATGGCTAACACTCTTGGCGTTGCTCTGGTTTATGACCCTAGGTATCACACCTTTGAGTCGTGGGGGTGTCTTATGTGTGAGCTTTACGCTACGCAGCAATTAGCTATTCCTGATGCCAATACTGATTGGAAAGAATGGGGCGCAGGTTTGAAAGCTATTGACGTGTTTACCAATGAGGGTATTCCCGGACCGTATCAATTTGATGATTGGCAAGAGTGGGCTGAAGAGCTTGTCAACGCAGTTAACCCATCTACGAGCTAAACATGGCAGTTTCTAACGCAGATATTCTAGGCTGGCTTAACGCTAATCCCGGCGCCAGTGATGCCTTAATTGCATCCACCATGCAAGCAGCAGGCGTTTCACCTGCGCAAATGGCACAAGCAACAGGGCTTAACGTTGCAGATGTTGCTGCTAGATACGAGGCGGCAGTAGCCCCAGCGTATTTTCAAGCAAACCCAGATGTGGCTGCTGCTTATCAAAATAATTCTTACGGCATGTCTCCAAAAGAATTTGCGGATTACCACTACGACAATTACGGCGCCAATGAGCAGCGTGCCGCGCCTGTCGCAGTAAGTGCACCAACTCTTACTGTTGAAGACTTGTATAGACAATACGCTGGTCGTGAAGCAGACCCCGGTGGGTTGGCTTTTTGGAAACAAGGCTTTGGTGATAGCATTGACGCAAGTGAAATTGCTAGTTTTCAAAATGCTGTTGCCGAAGCAAGAGCACAAGGTACAGAACCTGCAGCAGCACCAGTTGCGACAACTCCAGCAGTTACGCAAGGCGCGCTATCAACAGTTACTACGCCAGCAGCTACGCCAGCAGCTACGCCAGCAGCTACGCCAGCAGCTACGCCAGCAGCTACGCCAACTGTATCTAAAGAAGATGCTGTAGCTAAAATTACGCAGCAGATTCTTGCGCAAGGAACTGCTGATAAATGGTCAGGCGAAGGCAAAGGGTCTGCTGAAAAGAACGCCGCTGACATGGCCAAGATCATTGCTGACACTGGCGCTACTGATATTAAAGACTTTGGTAAAGTTGCTGTTTTAACGCCTGTGCAAGAGATTGGCAAGTTTTACAACGGTGCGTATGTTGCCAAAGCCGACCTTGGTGATGGTGTAACTAGAAACGTGGTATATCAAGGGACTGGTCAATATGATTACGACGGCAATGAAATACAAAAACTTGTAGAAGTTCCTAAAGATGCCAAACTTGAGACTGTGTATGGCCGAGACAACGGCATGGGTGAGTTGGAAGCGGTTGACCAATCTAAAATTAAAACAGTAAATGGCCAAGCAGTTGTAGACACAGGGCAAACCACTTTTGGCAATAAAGTAACAGGGCAAGCCGTTGCTAATACTTATGCAGAACGTCAAACAGGAAATGCTTTTGGCGGCACCTTTGATGGTAAAGGCAACACAGGTTATCGCGTACAGTTTGACGCATCAGGTAATCCAATCTTCTACACTACCGGCGCATCCAGTAGTGATATTGGCAACATTGCCCCGATCTTAGCAATTGCATCATTCATTCCTGGTGTTGCGCCATTTGCACAAGCTATTAACGCGGCAATTGCTATTAACAATGGCGATGTATTAGGCGGCTTGGCAAGTCTTGCAGGCGCTGGCGGGTTTACAGATGCTGCAACTGGGCTTCGTGTAGCCAGCGCATTGGATAAAGGCGACATTGGCGGGATAGTAACCTCTTTGGTGAATAATCCTAGCGTAGGCGCTTTGGCCGGCTCTACAATGCTGACGGATACTATATCTTTAGCAGACGCGGGCAATGCGTTGAACGTAGGTATTAACCTCAACAATGGCAATTACGCAGGCGCCTTATCTGCTGCAGGTCAGCTAACAGGCAGCTCTGATGTTAAGACAGCTGGTGCTGCTTTAAATCTTGTTAACGCGATAAACTCAGGCAACGAGACAGCAATTATCAATGCTGCTGCGGGATTGGCGCAAACAGCAGATGCTGCAAACAACATTACTAAACCTAACGTTGCAACGTCGCTGGTAAACAATGTCACAACGACAGCTGCAACAACTGCATTAAACAACCCAGACACAGCATCAGCGGCAACGCAGTTGCTAACTGATCTTAATTCTGCAGGCGCAGCATCTAACCTTGCAACTAAAAACATAGTCTCCAGCATCAATGACAATGTTGGCGCACTAAGTACCATTACTGGTACGCCTAATATTCTTGTTGACGCAGGTAACTACACGGATGAGTTTGGCAACTATGACGCAGCAGTTGCAGCCAACGCCGCGGCAGGGCCTAAGACCACAACGTTTAATGACGCTTATGCTGCTGCGCGTTTAGCTTATGGCCCCGGCTCTACGTTTACGTGGAACGGCAAAACATACAGTACTGCCACAGCTGCTGAGCGTCCTGATCTTGCAACGCCTGTCGTAGCGGCAGCAACTGACCAATCAAACGCTGAAACACAACGTCTATTAAATCAAAGTGGCGCGTTGGCTGCTGCTAACGCACCAAATGAAAGCGCAGCTGAGACAAGACGTTTATATGAACAAAACAACGCCTTAGGTTTAGCCAAAGCTGCGCAAACTGCAAATGAGACTAAAGCCGTTATTAACTCCATCTTTGGAGAAGGCAGTACCGCAGCTGCAATTGCGCAGCAAGGCTTATCAAATCTTACACAAGCTACAGGACAAATCAATGAATTCCTTGGCGGCACAGCGTCTGCCATTGGTCTTACGGGCCCTGTAAATGCATTAACAAATGCTGGGCAATCAATTACACGTGCAGGTGAAGCATTACAACTTGAGTCTGTTAATCAGGCCAATCAAAATGTTATTCAAGCAGTTAACGACGCTGATGGCTTAGGCAATAAGATTGTTGCAGGCGTAAAAGCGGTTTATAACAATCCGCTATCTCTTAATATGGCGGCCATCGAGGTTATCCAAGAAGGTTTGCCAATTGGCTTAGGTCTTAAAGTACTTAAGTATGCAGGCAAGTTTGCAGCGGTAGGCACTGATGTTGCATTGAACGCCATGGAATCAGGTGGCGCGGCTTACAACGATAAGTATAGAGAAGCCAAGGCTGCAAATAAGACTGACGCGCAAGCTGACGCTGAAGCCACAACCGCCTTTGAAATTGCTGCCGCTGTTACTGTAGCTACCGGCGGCGTTACAGACATGGCGCTAATCAACAAAGTTAGCGGCGCGCTTAGTAAAGCAACAACTAAAGCAGGTGCTAGCTTTACAAAAGAAGGCACATCCGATCTTATTGAGGCATTTACAACCGATGTTCTTACCGACGTTGCGTTAGGCCGACCAGTAAATATCAATAAGTCTTTGACGCAAGGCGTGATTGAAGGTCTTGTTGCAGGTAAGACTTCATCATCAATTGAAGTCTCAAACATTCAAAAAGTTATTGCTGATACAAATACCACGCTTAATGAAGAACTTAGCAAAGCAGGTATTGCATCCACCAATGGCTCAGGCAGAATTGATTCATTAGTAGACGCATCAACTGGTAAATCTGTAGTAAGTGACGCAGGCGCGCAAACCTTAGCCAATATTGGCGATGCAAACTCAAACTTGAATCTTACAAGTTCTGGTATGCAATACGCGCAAGAAAATAATATCTCTGTAGCTGAAGTCAACGATAGTATTAACGCTTGGCTGGATGCTAACCCTAACGCCACACAAGCTGAAATTGGCGCTGCCATGGCAGAAGCTGGGTTAACTTTAAGCGACGTTAGCGCGGCAATTGCATCAAAGAATCAAGCGGCAACTACAGTTGCAGACACTGGCGCGCTATCTACTGTTGGCGGTGGCGCCACTACAACAGGAACTGGAGCCTTAAGCACAGTAGGCACAGGGGCTACTACAACAGCAGGCACTGGCGCTAACGTAACGGCAGGTGCAGATACTACTACAACAGCTGGCACAGGCGCACTTACAACAGCTGGTACAGAGGCTACTACAACCGCGGGTACCGGCTCTAATGTAACCGCAGGTGCAGATACTACTACAGCAGCTGGCACAGGAGCCTTAAGCACTGTTGGTACAGGCGCTACTACAACTGCAGGTACAGGCGCCACAGTAACAGCAGGCGCAGACACAAGTGCACAAGTGGCAATTGACGCAGCTTTGGCTGCAGAGGCAAAAGTAAAGGCTGACGCACTTGCAGCAGCCAATGCGCAAGCAGCTGCGGATGCCAAGGCTGCTGCTGATGCTGCGATTGCTACACAAGCTGCCGCTGATGCTGCCACTGCCGCTGCCGTTCAAGCTGCCGCAGATGCTAAAGTTTTAGCCGATGCAACTGCCGCTGCCGCTGCCAAGGCTGCCGCTGATGCCAAGGCTGCTGCGGACGCTGCTGCAGCCGCGGATGCCGCCACTAAAGCCGAGGCCGTTGCTGCTGCTGAAGCTGCTGCCGCTGCCGCTGCCAAAGCTGCTGCTGATGCCAAGGCTGCAGCTGATGCTAAGGTTTTAGCTGACGCTAAAGCTGTTGCTGACGCTAAAGCTGCTGCCGATGCTGCGACTGCTGCGCAAGTGGCTGCTGATGCTAAGGCTGCTGCGGATGCTAAGGTTTTAGCTGATGCTAAAGCTGCTGCGGATGCTAAGGCTGCTGCGGATGCTAAAGCTGCTGCCGACGCTAAGGCTGCTGCTGATGCTAAGGCTGCTGCTGATGCTAAGGCTGCTGCTGATGCTAAAGCTGCTGCCGACGCTAAAGCTGCTGCCGACGCTAAGGCTGCTGCCGACGCTAAGGCTGCAGTTACCCCAGCAGTTACGTCTACAACAAACAATACACTAGCAGCATTGGTTGCAGCTAAGGCTGCCGCTGATGCTAAAGCCGCTGCCGACGCCAAGGCTGCAGCTGACGCTAAAGCCGCTGCCGATGCTAAAGCTGCCGCGGATGCCAATGCTACGGTTTTAACCAACCCGTTGGCAAATCCAACAGTCAACCCAACGGTTAACCCAACAACTAACCCGTTGTCTACGGTTACATCTAACCCAAATGTTAACCCGAACGTTAACCCGAATGTTAACCCGAATGTTAACCCGAATGTTAACCCGAATGTTAACCCAAATGTTAACCCTAACGTTAACCCTAACGTTAACCTAAATGTAAAACCTAACGTTAACCCGAATGTTAACCCGAATGTTAACCCGAATGTAAATCCTAATGTTAACCCGAATGTTAACCCTAACGTTAACCCTAACGTTAACCCTAGTGTTAATACGGATTTGCCAAAATTACCACCTGGTGCATTGCCTGTAGTGCCACCGGTTCCTCCAGTTGTGCCGCCTGTAGTACCACCTGTACCTCCAGTTGTGCCGCCTGTAGTGCCACCTGTTGTGCCGCCTGAAGTTGTGCCTCCAACAGATCCAACTGACCCTACAAAAACTACAGACCCTACAAAAACTACAAAGCTTACAACGCCAACTAAGCAACAGCAACAGTCAGGCGCGCTTGGAGCAGTTACAACGCCAACAAGCACGGGCGCATTGCCCGGGACTTTAACACCAACAATGCTGGCTGGCGCATCAATCAAGGATAATTCTGGAATGACGCAACTCACGCAACTTTACCCGCAACTAGCTAATGTGGACCCAGGACTATTGCAAGTTTTAACAGGCCGCATTAAGCCTAACATGGCAACCGCCGCTGAAACTGAAGAAGGCACCGGTTTTGTTGGCGCCAAGCTTGCAGGCACCCCATCTCCCGGGAACCCAGTGAGCGGCAATGACAACAGCACAATCATCCCTGGGTATAGCACAGGCAGTATGACAGCTGCAGGCTTAAAGTATCTTGGTGGAAGCCCATTGGCAGGATTTGCCCGAGGCGGCCAAGTAGAGCATATTCCCGAGTTCATCACTGGAAAAACCGGCAATTACGTGCAAGGGGCAGGTGATGGCCAGTCAGACAGTATTCCTGCCATGTTGGCAGATGGCGAGTATGTATTTGATGCTGATACGGTTGCAGCATTGGGCAATGGCTCAAATAAGGCTGGTGCCCAAGTTTTGGATAAAATGCGTGAAAGCATAAGAGCAC